TTAAACAACGTGACGAAGAATACAAACAGTTACAACAACAAATACAAACAGAAAAACAAGAAAGAAGACAGGATAAAATCAATCTTACGGCTAATAAACTAGCTGCTGAGTTGTCTAAAGGAGATGCTAATAAAGCTGAGCTTTTAAGTGTGTTCGTAGCCAACAATCTAAGTACACTTGCTGATGAGCAAGGACATTTAGACAGTACGACGTTAGAAGGCATTAAGAAGCAGTTTGAAACAGATGCTAAGTTCAAACCCTTATTAGGTGGGAATATGGCAAATGGGGGCAGTGCTCCTGGAAACACTCGCAGCGTGGGTGATACAAAGACAGTAACCAGAGTCGAATTTGAACAGATGGATCAGTATTCCAGAGGTCAATTTTTGACAAAAGGTGGTAAACTAACAGACTAAATTATTAGTCAATCAATTTTTAATTAAATAGGAAAATATTTAAATGGCTAACGTTTTTACAAACCTCGCTGCCGATATTTACGCTGCTCGTGATCGAGTTGCTCGTGAATTAGTTGGTGGTATTAATGCTGTAACTATCAATGCTGATGGTTCACAAGTTGCCGCTAAGGGTGATATCATCCGTGCCGCGTTCACTCGTGCTCAAACAGTTAACACAACTTTCAACCCTTCCATGACTATTCCTGAAGGTACTGATCAGACTGTAGATAACAAGACTATGACTCTTGATTCATATGCGTCTATTCAAATCCCTTACACTGGTGAAGATCAAAAACATTTAAACAATGGTGCTGGATTCCAAACAGTTTACGGAGACCAAATCTATCAAGCAATGAGATCTATTGCTAACAAAATCGAACTTGATTTAATGCTTGCTATCAAAAATGGTGCTGGCTCTGCTCTAGGTACTTCTGGAACAACTCCTTTTGCTTCTAACTTTAACGACATCGCTGATATCCGCAAATTATTAGTTGATAAAGGTTGCCCAGATGACGGCCAATTGTCAGGTGTTTGGAATACTGCAGCTGGTGCTAAATTACGTCAATTAGCTAACTTGTATAAAGTGAGTGAAGCTGGTGGAGAAGAATTACTAAGACGTGGTGTATTACTAGATTTGTATGGTATCAAAATCAGAGAATCTGCTCAAGTTTCTGCTCATGCTAAAGGTACTGGTGCATCTTATGTACTTAACGGTGCTCACGCAGTTGGCGCTACATCAATCGTACTTAAAACTGGTACTGGTACTATCCTCCCAGGTGATATATTAGTAATCAACAGCTTCAAATACGTTGTACAAACTGGTATTGCTGCTCCTGGTACTGTTGTCCTTAATACTGGCTTAGTTGCTGCAGGCGTTGACGGTAATACAGCTGTACTAGAAGCTAACTACGCAGGTAACGTTGTATTACATAGACAAGCTGCTGAGCTTGCTATGCGTCCAATAGCAATGCCTATGGGTGGTGATGCAGCAGTTGATAGAATGGTTGTTCAAGACCCAGTTTCTGGCTTAATATTTAATTTGGCCATGTACAAAGGCTACCAAAAAGCAATGATCGAAATCGGTTGCTTGTACGGCTTGAAAGTCTGGAAACCAGAATTTGTCGCTATACACCAAGGTTAATCTTCAAGCCCTCTCTTATGAGAGGGTTTTCTAAATTGTCTTTGGACATAACATCACTACGGGAATAAACCAATTGAACAAAACCTACTTAATAAAAGCTGGATACGAAGCAGTCATAACTACAGATGCTGCTACAACTGCCCAGTGGTCATTTATAGAAGATCCAGCAACTGCTGCATCAGCTCCTGTTGATATTCCGGTTAGCACCACTATTATGGTTGGTCCTTATCAAATAGATAGACGAATTAACATTGTAGCTACATCTGGATTAATTAGTAACGTAGCTGTGTCTATTGTGTTTTATGACCCGATAAACAGCCCAACATTCCAAGGTCAAGTTTATGGTGTTAACCCATTTTGGACTGTCACATCAACTTCAAGTGCTGGACCTATCCCAATTGTTGCAGGAGTTACATTAATAGGTGGTACAGCCGCAAAAGCCATGACATTAGCCGCACCTACAACAGCCCAAAATGGCATGATAATAACTATAAGTAACAACGTTTCTTTCGCCCATACAGTAACATCAACAAGTAACTTTTATGATGGTGCAACAGGAGCTAAGTCTCTCGTAACAATGGCAGCATTACGCGGAGCGTCAATCATGATAATGGCATTAGCTGGTAAGTGGCATGTATTGAGTACTGTTAACTGCACCGTAGCATAATAAAGGATCTACAAGATGGCAACAATAATTGTAGAGACTGGGTCAATTGTAGCTGGCGCTAATAGTTATGTATCTACGGCAACTCTAACAACCTACGCAGCAGATAGGGGTGTCACGTTAACAGGTGACCTCACAGTACTGCTACTTAAAGCTATGGACTACGTAGATAACTTACCGTTTAAAGGAATTAAAAGTACTAAAGACCAGCCTTTACAATGGCCTAGACTTAGTGTTTACGTTGATGGGTATCCGGTCAATGGTACTGAAATACCCAGCATATTAAAGAATGGATTGATGGAGTGTGCTATAGCTATATTCCAAAATAACGACCCACTGCAAAATAGCCCCATAGCTATTAAACGACAAAAAGTTGATGTTATAGAAGTGGAGTATGCCGATGGTGCTGCACAATATGAAATTAATAGACGCGTTATGAACTACCTTAAAAAATTACTTGGTAGTACATCTGGTGGTAACGTAATAACAGTTAGTAAGGGATAATAATAAAATGGCATTAAGCGATGAAATGGCTACGGCCGCATTAACATTATTAACAAAGTTTGGACAGGCTGTATCAGTAGCGCGTAATGTTAATACATACGACCCAGCTACAGGTAATATAACCTCTGAATCAACTGTAAACTATACAGGGATTGGCTACCCTTCTGTATTTAATAACAGATATGTAGATGGTGGCACTATCAATCAAGGTGAGACGTTATTAATATTTGTATCCGATAATGGAGAGCAGCCAGAAGATGGTGATTTATTTACATTTGGTGGTACATCTTATACAGCATTAGAAGTTCAGAATGTTTCAGTGCAAGGTGTTAATGTAGTATATAAGATACAACTGAGACAATAGTGGCAGTAACTACCAATTTCAATCAATGGGAAAAGGAATTTACTGGGCAATGTAACGTAGCCCTGAACGTAAGTGAGAAAGTTCTACACGAAGCTTGTCAGATATTATATCAAAACATAGTAGATAGAACTCCTGTAGGAGACCCTTCATTATGGAAATGGCCAGCACATAAAAACTACACTCCCGGAACACTTAAAGCAAGTTGGACGATAGAGTTTGGCAATAACGAAGTTACGATAGAAAACCTACAGCCATATGCCTATAGAGTTGAAACTGGATATAGTACACAAGCTCCTGCAGGCATGATGCGAATCAGCCTTAAAGAATTCCAAAGCATTATAGACGCGGTAAGCAGAAGGCACAACAAATGAGTGTGTACAACGACATACAAAACGCATTAAACATCAAGCTGGCTACAGTGTCAGGACTCCCTACAGTTTATTACCCAAATCATCAAGATACTCCAGTACAAGGCACCTCATATGTAAGACCTACATTACTGCCTACACGAGGTGAGATTTACACGCTGAATGGCGGTAACATGCATACAGGCTTATATCAAGTTGATATATACACACAGCTCAAAAAAGGGACATCCCCATTACTACTTATAGCAGACGCTATTAGAGATACATTCAAACGCACCAGCCTCACACAAGGCACTACAGTGGTGCACATACAGAATATTAGCATATCACAAGCACAAAGAGTAGAAAGCTGGTGGCACTGCTATGTAGAAGTAAACTACCTTTGCGTAGCATAATAACCAATTAATTTTTAACAAGAGGATATACACAAATGGCAGCTCCTGCTATATTAGCCCAAGGCACAACATTTTCAACTGACGCAGTTGGCGGTTCTACACCTAAAGTGATTGATGGTGTTAGATCAGTCTCTGGTGTTGGTTCAGGTAAAGCAGCTGAAATTGATACAACAAGTTTAGCTTCAACAGCTAAAGAATTCCGTATGGGATTACAAGATTTTGGTACAGTTACATTAAATGTAAACTGGAACTTAGATGACGTAGGACAAAAAGCATTATACGATGCTATGGATGCTCAGCTAGCCCAAAAATTTATTATGACCTTGCCTGCTACAAACCCAACAGCCACTCTTAACGTATGGACTGCTACAGTTTATGTACTGTCTATGGAGCTGGAAGCTGGTGCTGATAGCGTTGCTATGGGTACAGTTACGTTACGCGTCACTGGCGAACCTGTTTGGAGTTAATAATGGCTCTTAATAAACATCAGATATTTGCAACCAATGACCTTAAAGAAAAACTTATTGAGATGCCTGAATGGGGAGGCTCTGTTAAAATCAGAGCACTCTCCGTTAAAGAGCAACTTGATTACGATGCCTACATAGCTACGGAGCCTAAAGAAGTTGACATGGCTCTACAGTTGATTATGTTTGCATGTGTAGATGATAATAATAATAAGCTATTCGACAAGGACGATATTGAGCTACTAAAACAAAAAAGCTCAAACAATCTGTTTAAACTAGTGCATGAGATACTAGAACTTAATAAACAAAATCCTAAGAATCAGGAAGAATTGCTAAAAAACTAGTTAGGCGTCCTCTTCGTAAATTTGTATTCTCTTTAGCAAAAGAACTTAAAATGACTGTGGCGGAGATGACAGAAAAGATGGACGCTCCAGAACTTATGGAATGGCTAGCATACTATACACTACAAGACGAAGATAAATATAAAGAAGTGTCGATGCAGATTGAAGCCGAGAAAAGCGACTTCTATCATGCGGATAAAATGCGACAATTCCTAAACTCAATTAGACCCTCAAAGACTAAGAAGACCAATGGCACAGACTAACGAAATACGCACAATCATTACAGCCGATAATAAGCAATTTAAGGCTGGTATTAAAGAGTCTACAGCTCTTGTTAAGGACTTTGGAAATAAAGCTACGCAGTCATTCAATATACTTGGTAAAGCATTGACTGCGGCATTTGCTGGCGGTCAAGTTATTTCGTACCTTAAAAAAGGGTATGAAAGTTTAGACAGGATGACGGCTTCTGCCGATAGACTTGGTATTGCATCCGAGAATTTTCAACTGTTAGAATATGCAGCTAGACGTTCTGACGTAGAAATAGGTACTTTAGAAGGGACACTTAAAAAGTTTCGGCAATCAGTAGCGAATGGCGGTAATTTTAAATTATTTAGCAATCTCGGGTTAGACCAAACAAAACTTCAGTTGATGGACACTGGAGATGCGTTCCAGCTGTTTATATCTAAAATCAAAACACTTTCCACTAGCCAGCAAATAGACTTAGCAAAACAACTTGGTATACGTGGTTTCCAAGACATCATATCTCTTGTTAATAGTGATATGGATGCTTTTAATAAGAAATTCAAAGAGCTTGGCGGTGCTGTTAACGTAGATGGATTTGATGAAATAGATCGCGCTATGGATGACTTGGAAACAAGACTCGTAAGGTATCAACGGCAATTTTTAGTTACATTCGGGACACCTGCGGTAAAAGTCTTAGATGCCCTGTCCAAAGAAATGTCAGTTGCTTTTGGCAGTGCTCCAAGTAGCTCTAAAAATAATTTAAATTTTAAGGGTGAGGGTATAACGCATTTTGTTGGGAATGTTCCAACATTGCCGGATATGTCTGGTATATTTGGTAAAAAGGGTGTCGATAATCAGGCATCTTCGGCATCATCTAATGCAGCTAATGCAGCATCATCATCAATTCTTAAACTATCGAATGCATCAGAAACAGCCAGTGCTGCTTTAGGCAAGTTTAAAGAGTTAGATTTAAAAGAAGCTCTTGGGCTAGGAGGTATTAGCGGCCAGTCTTATTTGGCTGGGATATTAAAACCACAAGAACAGATTACAGACCAACGATTTAATGACCTAGCTAATCAACTACAACAGAACGTGGCAAATGGTGGGTCTGGGTTCGGAATGAATAACGAAACTATTCTAGCATCAATGAAAGCAATAGCTAGAGAGTATAATGGTGGGTCAGATGGTATGAAGACTAACCAAGGCATGAAAGAAGCTATATCCCTCTTAGAAGAAAAACTTAAAGCTGCGCAACCTAAAGACCAAAAAGTCGTTGTAGAGCTTAAATATGACCAGAACGGCATTATAAAAGCAGTGGTGGAAAGTGCTAGTGTAATGAAGGTTGCTGGGGAAGTAGTAGAAAAATTAGCAAGCCAAGAAGCACAAAGCACAGGATACTAATTAATGTCATATAACAATTTAACATGGTATTTATACGATGATGCTGGACTGACAACTCCTAGCGACATATCTATAACTGTATCATGCCAAACAGACTTGTCTGATGGATACCACGACTACACATTTTATTTTGGTAGTACAGACGCAGGACAAAAACTACAAGCTCAATCAAATCCAGGGGTGGATAGTATTATACTAACTCCTACATACATTCTGCCGTTTAGATTACCATCTACAGCTTACAGCTTAGGCGCTAGCATAATCCCTGCAACACCTAATGGATATAGGTATACATGCACTACAGCTGGTACAACCAGTTCAGGGACTCCAACTTATGGGGTTATAGTGGGTGGTACAACTACTGATGGTACCGTGGTTTGGACTTTAACAGCTGAAGATAGTCCTACGACAGAGATTAAGCTTGCATCCACATCAGGTGGCCTAGCGGGCGCTACAGCAGGTGCTGGCCTATCCCTTGGTGCTACACTACTAAGTGGTGTATCTAATGCTGTACAAGTGCATATGAGGGTTACAAACACAATTACACAAGCATCAAGCAGTGTTTCAACACCAGAGCTTGGGGTTAATATTAACGCAATAATACAGACGGCAGTATAATGACTCGTAGATATCACGCTAATAATTTTAGCACCACACTCGCAGCTACAATAACGTCTACAGCAACATCACTAACAGTTGCTAGCGCTACAGGATTACCTACAATAGGTGCTGGTGAGACTTACAGACTTACAATTACCCAAAACAATTTGATAGAGATTGTAACTGTAACGGCTGCGTCAGGCACTACGCTAACAATCACTAGAGCGCAAGAAGGTACAACAGCCCAGATATTTTTATCAGGGGCTAGGATTGAGCTTAGAGTTACTGCTGATAGCTTGGATCGCAAAGCTGACAAGGTGGCAACAGCTGGTGACGTCCTCGACTTTGGCGATGCCACAAGCTTAGAGATACCAAACAACGCTACAGCAACATTGTCTGCTGCTGGTCAAATAGCTGTAGATACATCAGTTACAGATTTTGCAGACGGTGTAATGGTGTATAGAGCTGGATCTACGGACTATGGTGTTATAGCCATACCTAAAGCTTCTCTAGCTAGCCCAATAAATAATTATGTAGTCACATATGACTCTACACTAGATCAATTTAAACTAGCTGCTGGTGGTGGTGGAGGTGGTGGCTCAGGTGACGTAGTTGGTCCTGCATCAGCAGTGAGTAACACCGCTGCATTGTATGACGGCACTAGCGGAAAACTGCTTAAGTCTATGGTAGACCCTGGCGCAGACAGAATGCTTTTCTGGGATGATTCAGCGGGCACTATAGAATATCTAACACTTGGAACAAATTTAAGTATTACAGGTACAACTCTAGATGCTTCTGGTGGAGGTGGTGGTGTTAGTGATGGCGACAAGGGTGATATAACTGTAGCATCCTCCGGCACTGTCTGGACTATCGACACCCCAGCTTCTGCAACGCATGCCGCAAATGATAAATTATTATTTAAGGATACGTCTGCATCTGATGCTATGGCGTACACTACATTTTCAAACATCACTACAGTAGGTACATTGGCGAATGGTACTTGGAATGCGTCTACAGTGACAGTGCCTTATGGTGGTACTGGACTAACTACATGCTCTAATGGCGACTTAGTTGTAGGTGTTGGTGCCGACACTCTTGGCACACTAGCTAAAAATACCAATGCTTCTAGGTACTTATCTAACACTGGGGCTAGTTTTACGCCTGCATGGGCACAGATTGACTTAACTAATGGCGTTACAGGTGCGTTACCAGTTGCTAATGGCGGTACTGGCGTAACAGCTGTTCCATCCACGCCAACAGCATCTGTATTTAGTGGCTATGATGCTAACACTAACTCCGTTATTAATAACATTATACCATCTACAATGACGGTGACTTCATCCGCCGGTACGACAACTCTAACTGTATCCAGCCCAAGGACAATTATTGTAACTGGTACAACAACACATACAATAGTGTTGCCTGTAGCTAGTACGCTAGCACTTAACCAGACATTTGAGGTATTAAATCAGTCAACTGGTATTATAACAGTGCAGTCTTCTGGACTTAACACTATACAAACACAACAGTCTGGTAGAGCTGATTTTAACATGTACACATGTACACTTACATCAGGTACTACGGCCGCATCTTGGACATACCAAGTTGGGTTTGCTAACAAGAGTTTTACAGGTACTGGCGGTAACGTTGTACTATCAACAGCACCTACATTTACAACACCAGTATTAGGTACTCCAACATCAGGAACATTAACTAGCTGTACTGGCCTACCACTTACAACTGGTGTAACAGGCGTACTACCTGCAGCTAATGGGGGCAGACTACCTACAGTGGCCGCAGCAGGTACAACACAGGCTGCGGCAATAAATACCACCTATATATGCTCCAATGCATCGCAGTGTAACGTAACACTCCCTGCAACAGCTGCACTAGGTGATGTGGTGGCTGTAGTGTCTCAAGGAGCTGGTGGCATTAAAGTTACGGCTAATACAGGGCAGACAGTTAAGGGGTTGGGCGATACAACTACATCGGCTGGGTCTGTTACATGCGCAGCACAATATGACTGCATAGAGGTGGTATGCGTTGTAGCCAACACCACTTGGGTTGTAAGAGATTTTACGTCAACATTACTGACATTCGCGTAGGAATTATAAAATGGCAAATAGAAATGCGGTGGGTAATGCGCTCACTGGCTCAACAGGCACAGGCACTTTCGTAGGAGCCACAAGCCCTACATTAGTTACACCAATCCTAGGCAAACCTACAAGTGGAGATTTAGAAAACTGTTCGACAGGATCGGCGTGGCCGTTTGGAAACCTCCTAGCATATAATGGTAGGTTTTGGACTACGGCTAATAACTTTACAGTAACTATTTCTGGCGGAAGTTTTAATCAGGAGGGTATATTTGCTGCCTATAATGGTAGTACTTTTGCTGACGGCGGTAGGTTTTACACAGACAACTCTACAAATGGTGGTGCCGGATCAGCCATAAATACAAACGTACAGGATTTACTTGCGGCGATGGCAAGGACAGGCACATATGCTAGATATGGGGTTGAGTTTAATTTATGTAGTATTGTTGCTGGATCTGGTACAACTGGATCTCAAACATTTCCCGGCGCAACTCGCTACCTTTTAACATCTAACAGTGTAGCCACTAACGGGGCTAATTCGCAAGTAACATTTATTGGATGGGTTAGAGCAGTGGGAGGTACTTTAGGGATCCGCTGCAGTTCAACAACAAATCAACAACTTTACATAAACGGGGCACTACAATCACAAACTAATTATGATCTAGCTACTGCTACAGGGTGGGTGCACGTACGAATTATTGATCAAAACCTTTTCGGCTATAGCGCAGCCTTTCCTGGATTTTATTCCCAGTCTGGATCATCCTGCTTAGTGGCATGCGCTACTGTATTTAATGGGGCAGTTAACGCCGGTATACACACTTCTCCGATTATAGGGGTAGGGACTATATAATGTTTAAGATATTAAGAGACGGGGAATTTTTTGCCGAAGGTATTAGCCTTGAGAGTATTGCGGCAATTGCTGGAGAGAATATTAGTAGATATTCTTTTGCCCCAGAGAGTTTACTTGCGATGAATCGCATAGCTAATCAGCCTATATACGATCAACTAGACCAAATAGACCTAAAATCTATAAGGGCGTTGCGTGCTAATGATGCACAAAGACTCAATGAGCTGGAGCAACAAGCCGCTGAACTAAGAGCACAACTATTACCCGTGAGCTAGAATAAATGCAATTAAATATAGGTCCATTAAATGAGCTGCAGGTAGACGGTGGGCTAGAAAACTCGTCTATGGTGTTGCTTACAATTGGTAAGTCAATTGCAAAGCGTGACGCCTACAGTGGTCAAATACTTTCAGTCGGTAAGCAGATTGTATCTTCTGCAGGCTCTAGTACAATAATATTTATTGGCAAAGATATACAAGTACATCAGGAAAGTACATTCTACAGCCGTAACGGTTGGGACTTATTCATCACTGTCGGTACACAACTTATATCGCCAAGTATTATACACGGTGGTGTGCAAGTAGTCAAGAATGAGGATGATAATCACACGGCTGAATTTACTATCATCATGCGTCCAGCTATATACAATTTATATGACTATCAAGGCAAGGCCGTTAAGATACAAGCTAAAGTGGCTGGTGTTACGCGTACAGTGTTTACAGGTGCTGTAGACATCCCTACAATTGATGTTATCAATGAAAAGCTGACGCTTAGATGTGTTGCTGACAGACGTAAGTTATTGGGTAACCTCACAGCATATGAACCGTACGTTGGCTATTATAGTGCCACAGTGCTTGGCCAGAACGATAGCACGTACGACAGAATTAATGCTAGACTGCAGACAGTACCATCGTCATTAGACTTCGATGGCTCTAACAACTATGCATTAACTAGCTGGACTCCTAAAGCAACCGCAGATTACACGTACGGCTCTAGTGCTGTATATAGACGTGACCCTCAGCTTATACTAGAGAGTAGTGCTAAGATTGTTAACACAGTTAACATAGAGTTACAATATGGCTATCAACGTAATCATCATAGATCAGCATTTTATTATTGGCAGCATACATACGCTCCAGCAGACCCTACAACTGGGCTAGGTGGTATATGTCCATTCTTGGCCGACAGACCTTCCATGCCTACTAGAGAGATGATACGTTCAGCTGCAACTAGCACTGGATGGCAAATAGAACCATATACATTATATTTTGGCAAACAATTTGCGTCTAACTCATACACATGTAATGGTGCTTGGGTTATGTGGTCTACTGTTGAGAGCATAAATCAAAATATAGCGGTCAAAAATAAAGACGGCACTGCGGCTAAAGACGCCAAGGGCAATGAGATATATCGTAGTGTGCCAGTAGTTATTAGTGATAATACAGATTTATACACCATGCAATCTCAATGGGTGTCATCAACAAGGTTTAAACAAAATATACAAGAATCGTATAGAATATCTGTTGTTGCTCCATCAAGTGTGTCTACATACGGGACATTAGTAGAGACGCAATCCTACTCATATAATGGTGTGGATGCATATGCGGATTGGGAGACATACACAGCAGGACAGCCATCACCATCTGGAGTTACTAAGTATACAGATAGTGGGTCAGGTAGTTATTTCTTTAATTCTAATGCTGACAGGCCTACATTCAACAACGCTGTGACATGTGCCCTACATAAAGCACAGACATCGATACTACGTAACCATAGGGATACTAGGATTGTATTCCAGAGATTCATAAGTCCAGAACTGGAGTTGAAACACACTATAGCATTGTCTGGGAAATGGGTTAGGGGTAAAGGAAAATGCCAGAGGATAGTACATTCCTTCTGTGTGTCTGATTGTGCTTTCGGCGCAGCTGGTGAAGCTTATACAGAAGTACAACTAGCTCAGTATAGAAGTACGACTACGGTTACTAATACACCACTAACAGTTCCAACACCTCCTGCCGATACGTACGTATTACCACAAACTGGTGCTATACTTGGCAATCATTACGGAGAGGATCCATCAACTCCACAAGCTGCTACATGGAATGGATATGTAGGTAATATATATTTACTAGAATTCCTGCCCGGGATTGGCAACAACCACACTAGATCCAAGTACCAAGAGATGTTTATAGTCGATGCGCCAGTAATACCTGATCAAATACGTAATGATAGGGTTTTATCATCAACTGTGTCATATAATGTTAATATTCCCAGTGATTCTACTGTCTATGAGAGCTACGGCTAGTATAAGCTCTATAGAAGCGTTTTGAGCGCTTTTAGATGCTAATGGTCAGTGAGATATTACCTATACGATGATCTCTTGTTATACGCAGTGTATGGAGGTCGTTTTTTGTTTAACACACTAAAAATTATGAAAGAGAGTGGATTGTGAGTAAATTTGGAGATGACATCCGTAAAATAGCTAAATACGACGAGCTTAAGAAGTTGATAGAGCAATTAGGTGGTGGCACATTAAATCAGACCAAGAAAGGGGCTGTTGATGGGGCTAGGGGGGTTGCTTATTTTAATGGGGGCAACTCTACATCCTCTCCGGGATCATCATCTCCAGACAGTAATACTGATAAGGACAAAGACAAGGAGAGCACTGGGACAAAGGACGGAGAAGCTGCGGCTGTTGATTCTGCAAAAGATGTTCTTAATGCGGCTCAAACTGGAAGTAGTGGCTCCGATTTAACAAACCCGGATAACACTAACAAAGACGGGTATTATGATGCTAAAAGTCTATTAGATAATAGTATAGATGCTTTCGGTAAAGGAGCTACAGATGGCCTTATTAACACACTAACAGGTCTTATGACAGATGATTCATTGCGAAATTTAATGGTACATTTAAAAGACGCCGCCCTATCATTCGTACCACCTGATGACTGGGCTGGAGCCTTTGCTGGTGGTGCTGACCCTACATGGAGTTCTAGCTACTACTACACTGCCAGTAATTTTGCAGGCACTTTAGATGGGGCTACATTTAATCTTGCAGGTAAAGCTGTAGCTGATATAACCAATGGGTATTACATATCCGGGATACCAGCCACTGTGACTAAAGTGGATATAATAGGCGGTACACCAAATCCAGTAACTGGTAATGGTGATTACGTAATTGAGTACTACTACACAACACCCGGAGGCACTACTGCAGGTCCTGTAACTAATAACATAGCTGTTACAAGACATTCATGCACATCTGTGGGTACTCCTAGCATAGCATGTCAGGCAGTGGCTCCTACATCAACATCATGGACTGATTTGGGTCTAACGCAGCTAGGCTTTGTCACACCACTATCTCCACTGCTAGCGCCTCTCAACCTATCTAGTGTAGGTAAGTTTATCCCTAACCCATACGACGTTAACGTGCCAACTGACTTTGCAGATGGAGCTAGTATATTAGACCTTAAGACAGTTTCTGGTGATAGTGTTAGGATTGGGCCAATGAAGGATGGTGGGTGGTATATGTACTACAGTGATGGTGCTGGAGCTCCCGTAGGGGCTGGAACAGACAACACTGTGTTTACTGTTAAGAATGATCGCAAGCCCGGTGGATTCATAACACCCAACCAGCTTGGAAAGTTAAAGCCATAACCTAAATTTCAGACAAAAATAAGCCACTTCAAAAGAGTGGCTTTTTAGTTTCTACGAGATTGTTAAAGCGGCCGTAGATTGTTATGCTTTTATTCTCATTCCCGCCGTGATATTTAAATGCTACTAAAAATATCGAATGCCAGAATTGCACTGGCGCCATTACGCATGGTGCGAGACTGTGTAAGCCCAGTCAATGTCAATAGCCATTCTCTTGATCAGGGAGACCTTCGGCTCATGGCTTGCCGACTTAGTAGCGTTAACTAAACTAGGATTCCCCAATCTAGACATAACGGATTACTAAGTAATTCCTATTTGTCTCTTTATTCTACGTACTTCTTGTTCACTTAGCCTTAGATGTTTTGCTAATTCCTCTACGCTTAGATGGGTCACCAGCAGACGGAAATCTTTTCGGAACTGCTCCGAATAAGTATCCCGCAGTCTTGGTTGTCCTGTAGTCTGGCACTGTTCCGACGGTTGTGCTGTCATTTGGATGCTCCTTATGATGCTTAGCTATCTTTAATTTCTTGTTCTTAAGTTGCCTACCTTCCGCTAAATATGCTTTAGCATTCGGGGTTTTCTTGTTTCTACCTTGTTTCTTAACAGCCATGATATTCACTCCCTCGTGGTAATTAAACTTATTTAAACCTATTTTAGGTACGATAATACCCTTAATTCATACGAGCATGTTAAAGATAATTAAGTAGGTTAATAGATGTAGCTTTACTATACACAGGCTTTTTGTTAACAACTGGAGCAAGTCCAACCAAACCCCCACTGCTATACTCACCTGTTAATATTAGCTTAGCTTCTTTAGCACGCCTATTAACCAATCCTTTTACGACCACGCCATTGTCTTTGTTCCACCTAGCCATAGCCTCTACAATCCTCTCTAAGCTATCACCAGCATTAACTCTCTTTATGAACGTGCTGCTAGCCATCCCACCAGTTCCAACATTATAGGTTATTGATACTAATGCGTCAAATAATGTTTGCGGAATATCCAGTCTTGTCAGTGCTCTATTGACAGCTGATACATACTTAGTAAGCCCTTTACGATATATGCTTACGGCTTCTTCTATTGTTAGTTCTTTGTCCCAAGACCATAAAGCTAAGTCTTTTATATCGCTTGATGTTGAGCCTATGCCAACTGTCTTTACACCACCACTATCTAGGTAGGGCTTTAAGCACAAACACTCATAACTGGCCAGCTCACACACACCCATCTTGCTAATATTCATCAAACACCCTCACTAGATCTAATTCTAACGCCGTTACGCTTGAGTGCAGAATACACTCTAACGGCATCTGCTTTACTACCATACCCATAAGCTGTATGTAAGTCATGGTCAGACATTACTAACCCACAACTTCCCTTCCCTGCCTGAAACGCAATGTTAGCGATAACATCGACGTCATCCTCTACACAACTAATCTTAAACTCTCTCTGCATTACATTCTCCAATTTCAATTATTATAGCTTATATGTATTTAAATGTCAAGCACTATTGACAAATAAAGATATATATACTATAATACAAGCTTAACAACACGAATGACTTGCTTGAATGCCTTAACGTGTATAAATAATAATTGGGAACAGCAACCACACAAGCGATCTTGTAGTTAAGAGGGGTGATTTCGGAGGGGTTAATAACAACCATCTCCAGATAAGCCGGGATACAAGCCACATGATATTTATAGAGCGTAATGGGCTATTACGTCAGCATAGGCAATCACATATGCATAGCTACCCGGGATAAAGCTTGTGGGGATATCGTTAATATGTATATATAATTAGTTATTATGGTTATTATATACATGACATATAGCAGATGATGTTGTCTGGGATGTATCAGAGGCTTAACCCCCTCTATATGACTACTATTGCCTAGGATAAAGTGGTGTATTATGGATTACATGGTTAAGAGAGTTGGCAGGTCAGATGTAAGTGCGTTTATAGAGATGCATCACTACTCCAAATCAATCAATGGGTGTATAGCTGACTACTGCTTTGCCTTGTACGATGGCACGGTAATGATAGGGGCTATGTTCTATGGGCGTATGGCCATGGCTAATCAATGGCGCAAGTACTCCGCCACCCCTGAGAATGTTATAGAGCTACGAAGGCTTGTGTTAATAGATGATACTAAGCATAATGCGGAGAGTTTTTTCATAGGCGCTACACTTAAGATGCTAGCCAAAGAATGGAATCCTGATGGGATTGTAGTGTCGTATGCAGATAGTGAGCACGGCCATAGTGGCATCGTATACAAAGCATCTAACTTCTTAAACCTAGGCACCATACCCGGGGCTAGGGTTATTATATACGGTGATAGGAGGTATCATGACAAGACGATTAGGACTAAGTACAAGGGTGAGCTTAAGCCTTTCGCAAAACGCGTCAAAGATGCCCTAGAGAGCGGGGAAGCATATTATAAAAATTGCGCTGTTAAACACGTTTACGTGTATTATTTAAATAAAAAACAAAGAAAGCTTGCAATTATCCACGGCTTAGTCTAACATATAATTAACTAACTAAGAAATAGGAAACATCATGGACAAGCCCAGAACAGCTACACGTAAACGATTCCGTCAGAAGCTAGATCAGATTAAGAATGTACTAGCAGCGTATTTAGAGTCTGACACAGGGCTAGACGAATACGAACAGGGCTATGCACGTATTAGACATGCTATTATAATGACGGCTGTAGACGACTTGCACTGGGGCAATCAAGAAGAGCAGATGGATGCTATTGAGTACCTACAATCAGATGTATATAAACAGCATGCGGATGAATCATTTGTTCCTAAGGCTGTATTAGATAAGATTATATACGAACCTGAGGCTTACGGTAATTACATTAGCTATCCAATCATTAATGAGTATGATGACACAGCTTGGATGGATGCATTATGAATATACTATCATTATTTGATGGCATGTCATGTGGACGTGCAGCATTAGAGAAGGCAGGTATACCTATAACTAATTACTATGCTAGTGAGGTAGATAAATATGCTATACAAATATCAAATAAAAACTATCCTGATATTGTGCACTTAGGAGATATTAATAGTTTTAGCGATGGGTATTGGGGGTTGGCAGATACTTTACCAGAGATTGATTTAATAATCGGAGGTAGTCCTTGCCAAGGTTTCAGTTTTGCTGGCAAACAATTAGCATTTGATGATCCTAGAAGTGCGTTATTTTTTAAATTCGTTGAAATCGTAAATTATTATAAACCCAAGTATTTCTTACTAGAAAATGTACGAATGAAGAAAGAGCATCAAGATGTAATTAGTACGTATTTAGGTGTTGAACCCATATGTATTAATAGCTCGCTAGTTAGTGCTCAAAATAGAGTAAGGTATTACTGGACAAATATACCTAATCTTACTCAGCCAAAAGATGCAGGCGTTATGTTAAAAGATATTATTGAGCATGGGATATGTGATAGAGATAAAAGTTTCTGCATAGATGCTAATTATTGGAAAGGGGGAAACCTAAAGTCTTATTTTGAGAAGCACAGAAGACAAGTAGTTTTTCAGTCTATCCATACTAACGATATGGGTAGAAGACTAAATCCCGAAAGCATTAATAGGGATAATAAAGATGTGGCAGTAGTAGGAGGTTATAAAGTACATTCAGACGGGAAAACTTGTACATTGACTATAGTATTAAAAGATAACTATATAACAGAAGACTATATAATTAGAAAGTTAACACCTATTGAATGCGAACGTTTACAAACATTGCCGGATAATTACACGGCAGGTGTTTCCAACACACAAAGGTACAGGATGTTAGGTAATGGATGGACTGTAGATGTATTAACACATATATTTAAGAGCTTAAACAATGAATAATCTAATACCACCAAATTTAAATCAGTATATTAAAGATTATCCATCAGTAGAGTTTAGAAAATGACTTACCTATCATCTAGTGCGGAATGTGTTAAATGCGGGTCTCAACACCGTGGCAAACCATTTTGCACATATACTAACGGAGTGCATTGCTTTAGCTGTGGCTATACTAAGTCCTATGATAGAAGCTTTACAGTCCAAGATATTAAAGGAAATAATCCGAGATATCCAGACATACCAAATTGTAACTGGGAACCATCAAAGTTTAGTATTGCTAATCTGAAGTGGCTTTCTAAGTACTATGTAGATGATAAGGTTATACGACAGTTTAAGATAGGCGAGACTACGAATAATGGGCTAGTGTTCCCATACATCGTAGGAGGCTCTGTGGTGTGTTACCAGACGCGTTGGAACGTAGAGCCTAGGCTCATAGTGTCTAGAGGTGCTAAAGTGCCAGCAGTGTTTAACGTAGTGCCATCACGAACGTTAGTATTAGTAGAAGACTTTATATCCGCTATACGTGTTGCAGAGCATTGCCACAGTGTTTGTTTGTGGGGTACTAAAGCCCAATATAAAGATTTACAAGAATGGTTTAATAAATATGATAATATCCTAGTGTGGCTAGACAACGATAAGACAAAAACAACTAATTCCGGACAAGAAGCTGCAAAAAAGATTTGCAAAACGTTAAATGATGTGCTAAGCTATAATATAAGAAGATACGGCTTTGGACTTGACAGGGAAGTCACTTTTAAAAACATAGTGACAGAGCATGATCCTAAGATGTATTCCCCTAGCGAAATAAAAGATATAATAGGAGCTAATTATGCACTACCAGCAAAGCAATAAAATGTTACTGGCTGCATTAGATGAATACGTCACGGGACATTTAGAGGCAAAGAAAGCCCTAATCATCATGTTAAATAGAAGTAAGCTTAGAACACATCAGAAGTATAGAAAGTATATGGCTGATGAGTATCTAGTAAGGCCAATGAAAGTATTATTAATTGCTAGGTCTGGTACAGGTAAAACACACCTACTTAACAGCTTACAGCAGATAGAATTATTCCCACTAGTAAAGCTTGATGCAACGCACTTAAACCCCACTGGGGCATCTGGAGGCATTAAGCCAGAGAAGCTACAGACAATGATCCGTGAAGAAGCTGAGCGTATGTGTAAGCTCTACCCAGAGACCTATGAATATCTAGAGTATGCTATAGAGCAGACAGTGGTGTTTGTAGATGAGGTTGACAAGCTCGGTAGCTCTTTTGAGGGATCTGGTAATTGGAATAAGCATATACAGAGTAGTTTTCTGACAATGTTTGATAATAAAGATGCATTTGCGGGCGTTAGTTATGTATTCGCTGGAGCGTTTGATAGCATCACTAGACATAAGGCAGTGAAGAAACAGTTGGGATTTAATTCTGTGGATGAGGACTTAGATACTACACACATAGAAGATAAGGTGCTGCAGAGCGGATTAATACCAGAGCTTGTTGGACGTATGAACAGAATTATCGAACTAGACGTATTTACCAAGCAGAATTTTAGAGACATATTAGTTGAGCGTATTATACCAGCTAAGCAAAGAGACTTGGCAGCAATTGGTGTATTTAATGTCCCGTTAACAGACAAGGAAATAGATATGATTGCGGAGAAGGCCACCAAGAGTGCTCAAGGAGTTAGGTTTCTGCAACGAGAGATTGATAATATATACATGGACTCGGAGTTTGATGGTGAGTATGATGTAGCCATTGATGAGGATTTGTATCTACCGGGAGATTTGTAATGTTACTAACAGCACTAATTGGGTTATTACTCTTAGTTGCACTGGCTATCATATGTGTGTACATACTGCATGATAAGGTGCATAAGGTCTACAGAGAGCTAGCAAAGATAGAAGCAATCCTGCACAGAGAAGAAGTGCGAAAAATGGCTAAGAGGTGAGGGAAATGCAGAATAAGAGAGATGATATAGCTCTAGAAGCTGCCCTGCTTAAGAGCATGGCGATTAAATCAAACTACGAACAATATTACAGCATATTAGATACTAAGAAATTAATACCAATAACTAAAAGTCTACTAGACGATTACAAGAAGTACTATGATAAACACAACGAAGATATTAACTGGGAGACATTCTACACAGATTTCTCCCAGAACTGGCATAAGAAAGATTTAGACGGAGATGATGTAGCTTATTACAGAGATACGGTGTTCCCTCTTATTCTAAATTCTAAAATTGAGAACGGTCTTTACATAAGTTTATTAGAACGACAAGCATCAGCTAGAATTGAAGAGATTATTGCTAATGGCTACGACCAACAAAAAATAGATGATGTAGTCACAAGTTTAAAAGATAGCATCAAAATATACCAAAAGGATAATGACGATGACGTATTTAAACTTAACACTCTTGATTTGTCTGTGCTTGATAGTAGCCATGGACTTAATTGGTTTCTGCCTAGCCTGCAAGCTGGTCTTGGCAGTCATATGGCTGGTCAATTTATTGTCGTTGCTGCTGATTCTGGTGCTGGTAAGAGTGCATTTTGCATCAGCCAAGCAGTGCATATATTTAAACATATTAATGCGCAGGGGATAGATAGGCCAATTCTGTATTGTACATCAGAAGATACTAAAGAGGACTTAGCCGGAAGATTCCTATCCTGCTTATACAGGGACAAGGTGCTTGGTGGGTTTGAAGAGATCGTAGCTACATACGATAAGGTGCACACCCATTACAGCAAGACATACAATGATGAGCTATTTATCGGTATGCAGATACGAGGACACAATGACCTGTACAAAATACGTCAAAAAATCGACAAGTACAACCCATGTGTCGTTATTATCGACATGTTAGATAAACTATCGGCTAGTGACGCGGTAACTGACTTAACAAAGGTGTATCAAGACATACGGAGCATATCTAACGATGGCTATCCAATCATAGGGACTAGTCAGTCAGGTAATACGACGTATCAAAACAAAGAGAATGGTGACTATAAGCATCGTAAATGGCTTACAGATAAAGACTTGGCTGGGTCTAAGAGTGGTAAGCAAGGAGCTGCGTATGCATTACTTATGATTGGTATGGATGATGACGTGCCGGGAGTTAGGTATCTATCTACTACTAAAAAGAAACGTGGTAAGCATGTTAACGTCACATGTGTGATTGATGAGCAGTACAGCCTTTATAGGGAGTTATTATGATAGTATTGAAATCAACATATAATAAACTTTTTGAACTATTTTCAAAAGAGAAGCATCAATGTTTTGATATATACAATGAAAAACTTGCACTTATGTCTAAGAATAGAGAACTTCTTGGGGAAAATAGGAAGTTGAAGGATAGATTAAAAGCGTTAAAGGAGCTAGTAGATGGCCATAATTAGTCTAGACTTCGAGACGTCGATCGGCTCTACAATACATGGCTCAACTTTCCGAGATCCCGGTAATGATATCTACACTCAGATATGGGGGCTAGAGGACGGTGTGTCAGTTGAGCATAACGTTCGAGGATTTAAGCGTAAGTTATCACATACATTGATTGATGTAGATTTAATCATTGGACATAACATCGGGTTTGACTTGTCTTATGTGTGGCATGATGCAGAGCTTAAGCAGTATCTCATAGGCGGTGGTAAGATATGGGATACACAAGTGGCTGAGTATTTGCTAACGGGGCAGCAGCATGCCTTCAGTAGCTTAGCAGAGCTACAACTAAAGCATCTAGGTGAAGTGGAAAAGCCTAGTAGAGTGTCCTTATTGTACAAAAAAGGGATTGGAGCAGATAAAATCATACTAGCTAAGGATAGATGTCCAAGGTTATGGAAACTATATAATCAATACTGCGTAACTGATGGCGAGACGCCATTAAAAATATATAAGATACAGAGAGCTATGGCTGAAAAAGAAGGTATGATGCCTATTATAGAGTTGTACAATGATTACTTACTGGCTCTAATTAATATGGAATGTACTGGTATACAAATAGATGTAAAGAAGTGTGAGCAAACACTTAGAGACTTTAACGTCAGGCATCTGGAACTATTAGAACAGGCTCAGGAGATTGCTAAAGAACATTGGAATGATCCTAGACTACCAGAATACAATATTAATAGTCCTGATCATAAAAGTGCTCTACTGTTTGGTGGGGATATTAAAATAACTGAGAGGGAATGCATTGGAAAATTTAAAAACGGCAACGATAAGTTTAAGAATGTTGAGAAACTCGTGCACATATATGGGTTTAGAGTTCCTACATCAATATCTAGTCCAGCTAAAAAGCTTGGTCTGTATGCTACTGATGACAAAGTCATGCAAGCCATTGCGGCCAAAACTTCCAACCCTAAGCTTAAACAATACTGTGAGCTGCAGAAACAAGCAATGATGTATAAGAAGGCTGCAAAGACATACTGCCAAGCCTTTATAGATAGAAGTGTTGATGGTAAGTTGTATCCAAATTTCAACAACACCTTGACGTCTACAGGGCGTCTGAGTAGCTCTAATCCAAACTTGCAGAACGTTAGTAAGCGTAACCAATTTGGTAAAGACCTACACAGTTTGTTTATAGCTCCTCCGGGGTGGGTGTGTGTGCAGGCTGACTTCGCACAATTAGAGATATGGGTGTTAGCACTACTGTCTGGCGATAAACTACTTACACAGCATTTGTTAGACGGTACAGACCTACATATTGTAAGGCTTGGGTATTACAACGAAGATAAGACGTATGATGAGCTGTATAAGCTTTGTAAGATAGACGGTGATGAGTACTGGAATAAACAGCGTACATACGCTAAGACAGTTAGTTATCAGATGGCTTACGGAGCTATGCCTAGGAAAGTGTCGGAGAGCACTGGGCTAGATATAGGGATTGTGGAGAAGATATTCCAAAAAGAAACCCAGACGTACCCGGAAGCCGCGAACTTCGGGGTCAGTGTCAGGGAGAGTTTAGAGCATAATGTACACTATAGCAGGGGTATTGACATTCCCAGCAGCCAGAAGAAGGGGGTTAATGGGTCTAGGATTGTTGATGGGTTTGAATTGCTTCCAATATTTGACAAATCTGGGGAAGTAGTCTATAATAATCAAACTCGTAGGAAAGTGGGGATATATAGAAGTATCACTGGGAAGAAATATCATTTCTTAGATAGTGGTAGAAGTTTCCATGGTAATGTGAATTCTAGCTTTAGTTTTACACAGCCTAAGAACTTTCCTATGCAAGGCCTGGCAGCGGACATTCAGGGTATGACTACAGCAGCACTGATGAAAGCTCTGCTAAGTAAGGCGGATAGAATTAAGATGATAAATGAGATCCACGATTCGAAATGGTATTACGTGAGAGAAGATGTCCTGAAGCCATGCTTAAAGTGGCTCAAAGACACAATAGAAGATGTGCCAAAGATATTTAAAGAGAGGTTTGGTTTAGACGTACCATTTAAGTTCCCGGTAGATATTGAAGTGGGAAATGATTTTGGGCATATGGAGAAATATGGTGATTGAAGAAGATATTACAGATTTGCAGTTATTTGTTGGTAAGCTAATTACATTACTAAGCGATGATCAGTTGAGAGGATTAAATCATAATTTTTATGTAGATTATTCTAACATTAAAACCGCCATACATGAGGAATTAGATAAAAGGGGTATTAGTAAAGAGTTAGAGTTTGTAGACGGCAATTTTAAATATTAATTTTAACAACAGTGAGGGTAAATAATGAGCAACAATGAAAAAGTAACATTAAAGGGTAAAATCCGTTGGGCTAATGTCCCGCCAAATGCGCCTAAGAAGCCGTTTGAAATAGACCCAGCTAGACCAGATGATACAAGCTACAGCATCGAGATAGAATGCCCAAAGGCACAGTTCGATGAGTTGCTGGGTAAAGGTATTCCACGTTTAACAACGTTGCGCACAGACGAAGATGGGACTACATACATACGTATTAAAGCTTCTAAAATACGTGGTGAATATACATTCCCTGACCCGACCGTTGTGGATTCAGCTGGCACTAAGCTAGAGCATAAGATTGCTAACGGCTCGGAAGGTATAGTGATTGCTGAGTTGGCACCAATCAAAGGTCGCAAAGGATGTGCACTAAGACTTAAAAGCGTAATGGTGACTAAGCTAATTAAGTTCGAAAGCGCTGATGATGTTAGTGAGCTACTAGCGATGGCTAACGACCAAGCAACATCTCAGAGTCAAGACTTAATACCAGACGATGCTTGGTAAGCCATGGGTCATTTTTATTCAAAAACAGGTGAACCCACATACGAAGTCATCGGTAAGAATGGCAAGAAGCGTGGCACTAACATAACTGACGCAAGACGTTTGGGACTTGTTCCATCGGTCACTACGATCATGGATGTACAGGCTAAGCCAGCTTTAATTATGTGGATACAGAACCAACTCATAGAGGCGTGCATTGACACGCCTTTTTATTCTGGACTATGGACTAAAGAGGAGTATAAGAAATACTTAATAGGGCAGTCAAAACGTGTAGGAGAAGCTGCGGCTAAGCGTGGTAATGAGATACATGACTCGATGGAATCCTACATAAAAACAAATCTAACAGATGGTAACGTTGAGTATACGCACGATGCGATACAGCTACTGGGTAATCAGTTTGACGGTTACACATGGATTGCTGAGCAGTCTTTCGCACACCCAGATGGCTTTGGTGGGCGTGTTGACTTACATGGCTATGACGGCAAAGGTAACTATGTTGTAATTGATTTCAAGACTAAGGATAAGACGGATGAGAAAGATATGGTGCAGTATGATGATCATAGGATACAGCTTGCTGCTTATCAAGTTGGCCTTGGATTGCCAAACAACACTCGTAGATTCAACTTATTCATTGGAGTACATACAGATAAGCCCGGCCTTTGTAAATTAGTTGAGTGTAAGAAGTTT